TTATAGAAGGTCTTGGCGAGACCAGCATAACGACGCTTCATCAGTTTCTCAATGCGAGCATCCTCAACCACATTCACAAACTGTGGTGGGATCTTATGAGTTTCCAACCAGTCTTCATCTGGAGTATAAAGAGCATGTCCCACTTCATGACCCACCAGAAGGTCATAGACGGTGCTGCTTGCCTTCTCCCACATCGGCAGAGTCAGCACACGAGTATGGACATTGAAGTAAGCAGTCTCTACTTTCTTATGCTCCACCACAAGGTCTTCGGTGGCAAGAAGTTTAGCAAGTTGGGACTTGATTTCGTGGCGAACGGTCATAGTGATTTGGTTTGAATGACCGTATTATACAAAAAGGAGGTCTTGCGACCCCCCCTAGTGGACAGTTTGGAAAGTGGACTCAGGCACCTTTTACCTGAGAAGATGCTCCAGATCCACCTTTCTTTTCTTGCTCAATTTTTTCTCTTTCTTGCTGACGGACTTTTTCAGTCTATCTTCTTTGAAGTTCTGCGCCAGCCATATTAGCACCGAAAGAACCATATGCTTCAACAATACTCTGCTTCCACTCTTCACTCATATTTGCCATAATAGCAAGTGCTGCCTGATTGGTGTCAGCATAACCTTCTGCGACTAGGTGCTCTAGAATAACATCAAAAATATCAACTTCTACTTCTTCTGGACGATATCCCCCACTTGTTGCCGTTGGAGTTTTTCTACCCTTACCAACAGGAGCAATGACCTTACCAATTGCCTTTACTACAGGATTCTTAGCAGCAGCGTCTAGTACTTTACCTACTTTTTGTTGAAGATCCTCAGAAACTTCTTCTTTCATTCCCTTCTCTTCTTTTCTCTTACCAAAAGTCTTATGAACCATTTTATCTAGCTCGGAATGAAATTTAGTTTCTTCCTCTTTATCCGCACCCTCTTCTTCGTCTTCTTCCTTATCAAGTTTCAACTCATCGGGAGCATACTTTACCATCTTACCATCTTCACGTTTCACGGTATAATACTTACCTTTCTCTTCAGGATCAACTTTTACAACCTCACCTTCCATTCCACTTTTTTTACAAACAACTTCATCACCAACTTTGAAATGTGATTCGGAAAGATTGGCATAAATCGAAGAATATGCTTCCACTAATCCAATGATTTCTTGATTTCTCATTTTTACAAGACTTTTTAGATATTTATAAAAAAAACACTCCGTTTGGAGTGCTTTTTCTTAAATGTTTGACGGCGTGCCTTTGCTTGTCGGAGTGCTTGCGGTTTCAATTTCCGCTTCTGCTCTTTCTTAGAGTGGTGATAGCGATTGGGAACTTGCATTGTTCTGTTTGTTTATGATTCTATTTTATATGAGAATCCATTTCTTTTATCGAACCTTATGACACTTTCAAATTTGTCCTCAAGACCCGTCCTATGAGAGATCACAAAGATGTTAGCATCTTTAATCACATAACGAATAATCTTAAGAAACTCTTCAGTACCAAAACCATCAAGAGACGAATCAAATACCTCATCCATAATCAGCAGATTAGTATTTACAGAATTTTTTAATTTAGCAACTTCTCTCCAAGTAAAGAGAAGAGATAAATCCACCCTCATTTTTTCACCTTCGGAAAAAGATGAATATGAAAAATTTTCATGAATTGGAGATTTAATTTTTTCGTTAAATTCTTCGTCAAGATAGAAATTAATATAAAAATCCATCATTTGAAGATAACGATTCACCTGCTGATTTATAAACGGAAGATACTTCTTAATGATTTTCGTTTTTACACCATCATCCTTAAGTAAGGAATATGCAAAATCGTAATGTACGATTTGTTGTTTTTTGTTTGAAAGGTCTTCAATTGTTTGTTGGAGATTTTCCTTAAATTCTTCTAGTTTCTCATGTTCAGTATTTCTGTTTGCAAGGTTTTGGGCAATAGTTTGAATTTCAGATTCAAGTTCTCGTATTTGTCTCTGGTTGAGGGAAATCCGAGTATTGTTTTGAGAAATGCCATGAGTTAATTTAGTAATCTCTTTAGATAAAGTAATGAATTGACGCTCTCGTTCTTGTTCGAACTTTATTGTTTGTTCAAGTTCTTCATAACCATTTCTAAGTTCCTTTGCTTTATTTTGAGCATCTGTAATTCTATTTAACCGAAACTCTTCTTCTATAGTTTGTGTACAAGTAGGGCATACCGTATTTTCTGCAAAAAACTTATGCTCTTTCGTAATTGTTAATACTTTTTGAGAGATTTTACCCTTAAGATTGTTAAGCTTTACTAACTTATCACCAGAACCAACAACCTCTTCTTGTTCCTTTGTATACTTGATTATTTCTTCTTCAGTGTTCGAATTCTCAATCATATAAACACCAACTTCTTTGTCTAAATTGGCAATCTTTTCTTTATTGGCATTTATATTGGCATTTCCACGATTCTCAAGTTCTTCGATGAAGTTTTGCTGCATCTTCATCTTCTCTTTCAAATTCTCTTTACGCAACTCAAGAGATTTTACTTGGTCTTTCTGTGTGCGAATTCTATCCTTGATGAGATTATTCATCACAGAGAAAATACGAATATCCAGCAAATCTTCAATCACTTCCCGACGATGTGCCGTTGGAAGTTGCATAAAAGGTACAAAGGTGCTACTGCCCAGAATCACAATCTGAGTGAAAGACTTATAATTTACCTTGAGAATATTCTCTTCTAGAATTCTCTGATTAGCACGGTCATCTGCTTCCTTATGAAGTGGTTGACCATTTACTTCAATATCAAAGACATTTGGTTTAATTCCACGACGGACAAGATAATCCCTACTATTCGTCGAGAATTCAATTTCAACTAAACAATCTTTTTCATTTGTAGTATTGACTAGTTGTGGTTTATTGATTTTCCGAAACGGTTTGTTGAAAAGAGCAAAGGTAAGAGCATCCAATACCGTTGACTTTCCAGCACCGTTTGTGCCGATGATTAGATTGGTATGATTTTTTTCAAAGTCAATCTCAGTAAATTGATTCCCCGATGAAAGGAAATTCTTGTATCTAATCTTATGAAATACTAGCATTTTTAGGAGGAATTACGATATCGTCAGGAGTAATCACAGTATACTTATAGTTGTAAAGTTTACAAGTCTTTATGGCAAGGTCATCGTCAACTTCAACAACATCCATTTCTTTCTCTTCTTGATCTTCAAGCATCAAGGCATATCGAGTAGCATCATCTTCTTCTTCAAAGAGAAATAAAACTTTATGTCCGTATTGGTCTTGGACGGCATAAGCACCATCGTCTTTTCTATCTTTGAGAGTGAGAAGAAACATTTACTCTACCTCGCAAGCTTGTCTATAGAGATCTTGAAAAATATCTTTTATAACATTTTTATCAAATTCAAATTCAGATTCGTCAATATAACGATTTAAAATTGACATAGTGTTTTCTTCTTCAGTAATCTCAAAATCTTCATTTTCTTGTATGTTAAAGTTTTCTACAATTTTGAGGTCTTGTACTCCTACTTTATAGAGTTTATCAATAAATTTTTCAAAATCTTTTGGTTTAGATTTTTTACGAACAATAACCTTTACAATTTTATTTTCATATTCAGTTGCATCAAACAACTGATAAGGAGTATCCTCATAATAAATGTTATAGAATAATTTATAAGGATTGTTGATTGGAGTGTGCTCTAATGTTTCTGTATCAAAAATATGGAAACCGCGAGTATCATTCACATCAGTCCAATACATCTCATAAGGATTACCTAGATAGAAGACTTTTCCATTATTCGATCGAGTGTGATAGTGTCCCGAGTAGACCCTATCGAACTTCTCAAATAGTTTGCTCTCCAAACCGTGCTCCATGATGAGTTGTCGATTAACTCTAAATCCTTGACATTCAAGATGCCCCATCGCACATTTGCTAATCGTCTTTTCAATAAGTTTAAAAGTTTTTTCCTCATTTTCTTGATTAATCCACGGTAAAAATAAAATCTTCAATCCACCAATATTAACTTCAGTCGGGTCACTATAAGTCTTTATATTAGAATACGTCTGAAGAAGAAGCTCTGGAGAATTTACACTATTGGTATTCTTAAAATATGTATCGTGATTTCCCACAATCATATGGACTTCATACTTTTTGAGAGGGTCAAACACAACCCTCTTTGCCCATTCAAGACTTTGATAGTCAATCGACTTCCGACTATCAAAGGCATCTCCCATATGAATGACTGCCTCTACATTATTTTCTTCTAAGGCAGGAAAAAATACATTCTTGTAGAACAACTCAAAATGGTCGTGGAGGTGCTTGGAACCTTTCCGGGCGCCAAAATGGGTATCACTCAAAATTGCGACTTTCATTTATTGCGGTATTGGATGGCGTCCTTGATGCTATTATACTCCGAACTATGCCCAGAAAGCAAGCTGTCGTCAACCATCATAACCTCATCAAACCCCGTGCGTTCGATAATCTTAGTCTTAATATCTAACTGCTTCTTTTCCTTTTGAATTCTTCTCAGGAATGCGTAGTGAATAATCTGAGTGAAATATGCGAAAGGATTCTTTGACTTTTCGGGGTCAAAGTTGTGAATATATTGGACACAGTTTTCAATACCATCAGAAATCATATCCTCACGAAACATATAATTCACAAAGTTTGGTTTATATGAAAGGTGAGTGGCAATCTTCAGAAAACATTCTCCAAGATAATTCGGAATGGGTGGTTTACCTTCCCAATGCTTGCCTCTATCTTCTTTAGTGGGGTTTCTATCGAACTTCTCATTGAATGACTTTTCGACTTTGGATCGATACACAATCATTGCTTCTAAAAGTTCTTTGTTGTTTACATAGTGTTCTGTCTTTTTCTTAGGCATAGCATTGGACTTATATAATATAGGTTATGCTTATTATACCACAAAATATAGGGGCTTGACAAGTTAAAGAATTGTGTGTAGACTACCTTTGTCCCGGTTGAAGATGAGATATTAGCTTTCTTTAAGACCTTTAAAGATTCTCTCCAGTTTCTTTCTAGCATCTTCAACTGAAGAGAGATATCCCATATTAGAAGAAAGTTTTACTTTTCCTTCTGAATCATGAAAATTAGATTCATGATCATATTGATTAAATTTATCGTATATATCTATTAATTTTTTATCTTTAGTCTCAGTCATTGTAATAATTTTATCTGGTTTAATAATAAAAAAATCATCATCAGACATTTCTATCCATGGTTTAACTTTTAAAAGTATTCCATTCCTATTTTTATGAGTACTCATACAAACTGGATTTTGAAGAACTAATACTGGATCTCCATCGTTTTCGTCCATTAAAACTAATGACATGATTTCTTCACCAGATACTAATTTTATTATTGCGTAAAATTCTTCTCCCATTATTTTTTAAAAGGTATATTTACAATATCATAATTAAAGTTTTCTTCATTATAAACTTTGATTCTTTCGATTAAGTGATTAAGAGTATAATTTTTTCTTGACTTATAACTGATGTCATCGGCAATGTCATATAGAGTTGCCTTTGTCTTATTATTTCCTTTTCTTAAGACTCTTCCGATTGATTGGAGGTTTCTGATTCTTGATTTACTAGGGGAAGCAAAGATAACATTATGTAAATTTTTGATGTTAACACCAGTAGAAAAAGTACCGTAAGAAGCAACGATGATTGCATTATTTTCTTTTTCAGTGATTTCTCTTACTTTTTCGCGGTCATCGGTAGCAACACCACCATGAACAAAAAAGACATGACGATCATTACCGATACTCTTATTTATTAATTCGTATAACGGTTGTCCATGACCTTCAACACGGGCAAAGAGAATTAAAGTGTTTCCTTTTAAATCAAGAGCAAGATTCTTGATAAATTTATTTCTTTTTTCATGATTAATAATATACTGGACTTCATCTTCAAAAGTCTCAAAACGATTCGGTGGGTGTTTCAATAGAAGAATATTGATGTCTAATGTGGCAACATGACCTTTCTTCATTAACTCATCAGTTTTAATAATCTTATAAGAAGGGCCGAATAAACCCTCTAAAACCCACTTGTGCGTTTGACTTCCATCGAGTGTGCCAGTGAATCCGAAGCGATATTTACAATTAGAAAGTTTTGTCATTATAGATACTAATGACTTTGATTTAAACTGGTGTGCTTCATCTCCTACAACTACATTAAATCTTGAAAAGTATTGGCGAGGAAGTTTGTAGATGGACTGCCAGGTAGTGATAATTACCTGAGAATCTGTTTTTCTTTCTTTCCCAGCATAAATCTTGTGGCAGTATGAACCAACATCAAACCCATAATCTTCAAAATCTTTATACATCTGCTCTACAAGGGATGTCGTTGGGACAACTACGAGAATATTTTGTCCTTTCTCAACGTAATATCTCACAAT